AAAAATGAATATTGGGAACAGCCCATTATTCACAGTACAGGTGGACTCCAGGCATCAGCTTTCTGTAATGAAGATAAAACTAAAATCATAGCATTGGATTTGAAATTTGTATTAGCTGAATGGGATGCTGAAATAGAAGATTAATATGACACCACACCAAAAAGAAGCATTAGAACTTGTACATGATTATTACTTCATGTTACCTAACAATGGTTCAGCAAATGAAGGTATTAATAGCTGTGAAGCACGGTATAAAGAAGCTACATACTGTGCTTTGGTGTGTGTTAAAAAGATTATACTAACTCTAGAATTTATGGCAATAGAAAGTAAAGATGCTTCTATTATGGACCGAATAAACTTCTACGATGAAGTATTATCTGAATTATTTAAAATACAGGCCGGTAATGGTGGAGTATCATTAGATGAACTATTAGAGATATTTAAAAAATGAGCAACAATAAACAAAGTAGCGTGGACAAAGAACGTGAAGAGTATGAGCAAAGCATTATTGACTATAACCGAATGGAAGAGGAATGGGAAATGGATAATTACAATGAAATGAAAGATGAGCAGCAATAAACAAGTTGCAATTCAGAAACAAATTACATATATTAATAACAAACAATTATGGATATCAATTCAATTAGAGCAAAGCTAAGTGCTTTGCAAACTCAGAACAGCCGTCCTTCCGGAGAGGCACGTAAGAATGTCTTCTGGAAACCTGCCGTGGGCAAGCAAACAATTCGTATTGTACCTTCTGCGTACAACAAGTCAAATCCTTTCTCGGAATTATTCTTCCACTACGGGATTGACAAAAACCCAATCATTTCACCAACCAACTGGGGTGAGACTGATCCTATCGTTGAATTTGCAAAACAGCTAAGAAACACCAAAGACAAAGAGTCTTGGAGATTGGCCCGCAAACTCGATCCTAAAATGCGTGTATTTGTACCTATCATCGTTAGAGGTGAAGAATCCGAAGGAGTTAAACTTTGGGGATTTGGTAAAGAGATCTACATGGAATTGCTTTCTATGGTAGAAGATGAAGATATCGGGGACTACACCGACATCGTTTCAGGTCGTGACTTGAACTTGACTACAGTAGGTGCTGATACTACCGGTACCGGCTTCAATAAAACTACAGTACGTGCTCGTACTAAAGAATCAGTATTGGTTGAAGATGGTGCAATGCTACAGACTATCTTGAAAGATCAACCAGATCCTTTGAAAGTATTCTCTAGAATGTCTTTTGATGATATGAAATCAGTATTGCAAAAATGGTTGGCAGTAGACGAAGAAGGAGCTGAAGGTTCTATTATTTCTGAGCCTGCTTCTAACTTTGATGATGCAAAACCTAAAGCTGCTACTACCGAAGAACTTCCTTGGAAGAAGCCTGAGAGTAAATTCTCTTTAGAGACTCAAGGTAAGAAAGTAGAATCAAAAGCCGACAAGTTCGATTCTTTATTTAACGACGACGATAACGATTTGCCTTTCTAATAGACCATGGCTAAGAAAGAAAAAGCTTCTTTAACAGAAGCCGTGTCGGCAGAACTTAAGAAAGGATTCTCTTTAGATAAATTCAAAGAGAAGAAGCTTCTAAAGGCTAATGTCAAATTTAAAAACCAAGAATGGATTCCTTTATCACCTGCATTTCAGGATGTAACCTCTATTCCTGGAATCCCAATGGGGCACATTGTAATGCTGAGAGGTCATTCCGATACAGGAAAGACCACAGCATTGCTTGAAGCAGCAGTATCAGCCCAGAAAGCAGGCATCCTTCCAGTATTCATTATTACAGAGATGAAATGGAACTGGGAACATGCCATTCAGATGGGTCTTCAAGTAGAACAAACAGTTGACGAACAGACCGGTGAGGTTATTGATTACGGAGGATTCTTTATCTACGTTGATAGAGAGACTCTAAATACAATCGAAGATGTTGCCGGATTTATTCTAGACTTGATTGACGAACAAAAGAAAGGAAGTCTACCTCATGACTTGTTATTTCTCTGGGATTCAATCGGTTCAGTACCCTGTGAACTTTCAGTACGTTCTAACAAGAATAATGCAGAATGGAATGCAGGTGCAATGTCAACTCAGTTCGGTAATTTAGTGAACCAAAAGATTGTTATGTCTAGAAAAGAATCCTATCCGTTCACAAACACATTAGTAGTGGTAAATAAAGTCTGGACTCAAAAACCAGAATCCCCTATGGGTCAGCCTAAGCTAATGAACAAAGGAGGATTTGCGATGTGGTATGATGCAACATTTGTTGTTACATTTGGAAACATTATGAATGCAGGAACATCTAAGATTAAAGCAATTAAGGATGGAAAACAAGTAGAGTTCGCTAAAAGAGCAAATCTACAGATTGACAAAAACCACATTAACGGAATTACAACCCGAGGTAGGATCATTATGACACCGCATGGATTTTTAAATGATGACGAAAAGGAAATCAAAAAATACAAAGATGCTCATGCAAAAGAATGGTCTGCCATTCTAGGTGGAAGTGATTTCGACGTGGTGGAAGAAACCTTTGAGAATGCATCCTCAGACTTCTTTCACAACGAACCAGAATAGGATTAAGAGCCCCTATTAGTTTAGGGGCTTTTTAACTATTTATAACTATACACTATACTCATGCAAACAATACTTACGTTAGAAGAAAAAAAGAAAGTTATTAGTAAGGTTATGGAATCTTACCAGAATATTCCTCTAACAGAAGTTAGAAATAATAATACTATTAAGACTGAACTTCGTGCTAACTTAGCTTTTTATAACGAAGTTAAAAAAGGTTTTCTTACAGAAGGTAAGCAGCCTCTAAATGAAGCAGAAGGTATACTAGGAGTAATTCTTTCATGGATAGGAAACATTAAAGACTTCATTACAGGAACAGGACTTGGTGAGGGTCTTTTAAAATGGATAAAAAAGATGCTTGCAAAAGTAGCAGAACACATAAAAGGATTTATGAATTCTATAATTCCAGGCTCTTATGAAAAAGTAGAGTCTGTTGCTGAAGGAATAAAAAACGCAGTTCAATGGATATACAAGACTTTAACCTGGTCTGGATTAGCAAAGCTTTTTGCAATGATCAGGTATAAAACTTTAAAACCAACTGAAGAGCAAAAAGCCTGTATGGAACTTGCTGCTAAAAAAGCATACCGGTGGATCTTAATTGTTTTTATTGGTGGATTTTTAGTAAAAATGACTATAGCATTAGCTCCTGCTGCCATACAAGGATTAAGCACCACTGGAGGATTAACAATGGCTTTTAGTCCGTTAGTAACTGCTTTACAAGGTGCCGGATTGAAAACCATTGCAGCAAAACTATTCAGTGCTATCAGTACTGCTATAAAAGCTAAAGACTACAACAAGCTAGGAGATGAAGTACAAGCGATAGAGGCCGAAGCAAAAAAAGGAGAATTAGATGACTTTTCAGAAGCTTGGAATAAATGCCCTCTGCCGGTTAAGCAGCCTGAACGTCCTTACGGTCCAGATTTTGATGAATACGGTAACCCGAGTACCTCCATCACAGGTGAGTAAACTTATAGGTTCTTTTACATATTTATATAAAAACATTACAAATGGATAATTTCGATTTAAGAAAGTATTTAGTAGAAAACAAAGTAACTACTAACAGTCAATTAGAAGAAGCTGCTAACATTAAGGATATTATGAGCAAACTACAAGCTGGCGATTTCGCAGCTTTAGCAAAAATGCCAGCAGATCAAAAGTTAGCTCAAACAATCTTAAACACTTTAAAGCAATCCCAACCTGAACTTCTTAAGAAGCTTGCTGCTTACGCTAAAAAGAATGAAAAAATGTTAGCTGAAGCATCGATAAAGAATACGTTACTAGGGTTGCTGATGGCGCTATCTTTAGGGACAGGCATTAGCGTAGCTACTTTAGGAAGCAAAGAAGAAATACCGTATGATATGGAATTAGGTAACGAAGGGCAAATGAGGAGAGAATTTGAACATTATCAAACTGATTATGATACACACCTCGCTATTATGAAAACCTCAGGTCTTGGTGCTGAAGGTCAAGAAATCACCGATGATATTTTTGCTTTAGAAAAAGGTGATTTTACAGCTATAAAAAATCCAGAAAGACTCATCAAACTACTACACAGGTGGGATGCCTCTCACGCTGATTTTGGTGATTATTCCAAATAAAAATAAACTTTAAAGAGCCCTTGCAAGTCAAGGGCTTTTTTATTATCTTAAAATAAGTTATGAAAGCAGAATACAAAGCCTTACTTGATAACATCAAGGAGGTAGAAGAGGTAGTTCCTACCGATGAAAATTTTCACTCCCGCGTATTAGTAATCGATGCATTGAATCTATTCTTTAGAAACTTTGCAACCATTAATATGACCAACCAGGATGGAGCCCATATTGGAGGCCTTGCTGGATTCATCAGATCACTAGGTTCGTTAATTCAGCTGGTACAACCCACCGGCGTTTACGTAGTCTTTGACGGAGTAGGATCTTCTACCAATAGAAAGAATTTATTACCTGAATACAAATCAAACCGAGGCATTAACCGAATTACAAACTGGGATGCATTTGAATCACTGGATGATGAAAATGATGCAAAGGTTGGTCAAATTACTAGAATCATTCATTACCTGCAGTGCCTGCCGGTCAAAGTTGGAATGATTGATAAGGCAGAGGCAGACGACATGATTGCTTTTATGTCAAGAGAATTACCTCGGAGATTCAACTCTCAGGTGATTATTATTTCTTCAGACAAGGATTACCTTCAGCTGGTTAACGACAACGTTACTCTCTACAGACCAGTCACAAAAGTATTCTACGGACCAAAAGACATTCAGAAAGAGTTTGGAATTCATCCGGATAATTTTATTATCTACAAAACAATGCTTGGAGACCAATCAGACAAGATTGAAGGCATTAAAGGATTAGGACCGAAGACGCTTTTGAAGTTATTCCCAGATATTGTTAATGTACCTCTGACGATGAAGGATATTTTTGATCATGCCGAAGATCATTTAACAGAAAATCAGATCTATGCCCGGATATTGTTTGCAAGACAGAATCTACTCAATCATTACAAGTTAATGGATCTTAAGAACCCAATTCTGGATGATAGACAGGTTGATTATATTAACGGACTTATTAATG